GCAGGGCTAGGTAAATAAGGAGACAATTATGAAATCACCAACTTACGGACGAGTATCACAAGGCTTTCACTGGTGGCACAAAGCCGTAGATATAGTAAACAAACTTAACACCCCGATAGTAGCTCCAGTTACAGAACGAGTAAGCTATGTTGGTCAAATGGGTTCAGGTGTTAATAACGCTGGACTAGTCGTGCAAATCGGCGACACTAACAACGGCCATCGTCTTTGCCACCTTAATAAATATATTGTTAAAGTCGGACAAACTGTTAAAGAGGGCCAAGTTGTAGGCTATATGGGACATACAGGCTTTACAATTCCAGCAGGAGTAGGCGGCACCCACCTACACTGGATTATGTTCAAGAATGGTGGACGAGTAGACCCACGTAACTATGTAAAAATACCTGCCACCGCACCAGTCGCTCCAAAACCACCAGCGAAGCCTAAGTACAATATGCCTAAAATTGGTAGCAATATCCGTTTAACACCTGTTCAAACTCGCACAACTTTTAGGGCTGGTACTACAAAAGTAGCTGGTCGAATCCATGTTAAAAACAATACTTACGTCTACCGTGTTCGTGGCTACGACAAAAAATACCCCAACCGAATCATCATAAATACTGCTAGTGGCGGTGGTAACGGAGTAGCACTTGCTCTTTACTACACCAATGGTAAGAATATTGGTGGTTGGAAAGTAATTTAAAGAAAGAAGGATAATATGGAAGCATTAAGTTCAGTAGTAATAGTCGGTTTAATCGTTGTTGGTGTCGTTGACGCTATCAAGGATCTGTCACCAAAGGTTAACGGTTTCGTAACAGTTATTGTTGCGGCAGTTGTAGGACTTTTGTGGGCGTTAGTGGACGGTCCACTAGGGTTTGTACCGGACCTAACAATAGCTCAAGGTATTTCTGCTGGTCTAGTAGCCTCTGGTGCTGCTGGTATCGCCAAGAAGATATAATTTAAGCACAAATTAAAAAAGGCCCCCTCGCAAATGGGCCTTTTTTAGTTTACACCTCTGTAAACCCGAACTCACAAATTCAGTATAGCACAAACGTACCGTTTATGCTTATAATTAGGCGAGTATCGCACCTTCCACTTGTAACAACTCCCAAAACTTCCACCAGGTTTCACACTATCTTCAAACACAAAAAATTAGCTTTCAGGCCAATACTCTCCTAGCTGACCCCTTATAATAAGGGGTCTTTTGCTACACAAAAACCGTCCCCTAAGAGAATAAGCAATTTGGAACGCTGCATACTAGGGAACGGTTAACTTATACATAGTATCACTTACAGGGGTAGTTGTCAAGGTGTGATAGAATTAAAGGGCTAAACAAGGATTATTGTATTAGTAAGCTCAAGACAGTATTTTACTGTAAAGAATTTGGCGACTACTATGAAGAGTTACCAAGTGCAAAGATATTTAAGAAATATCGCCGTCTACTTGCGAAGTAGGCGGTTTTTCATATCAGCTCGGAGCTTCTTACGGATATTGTTACCGATGGCCTTATCGTACTTAACTTCAATGACTGTTAGCTGTTGCTCATATTCTGGGTTAAAAGCCAGCAAGCGAGCTTTTCTTTTGCCAGTTATTATCATTCCAAAGTAAATCTGTACCTGATATTCAAGCGGTATTTTACCAGTAGCCAGGTCTTCGTGTCGAACACCGTTTAGTGCCTTGCACTCTAGTAGCCAGGGGCCATCTATTCCATCTGGGCTATAGCCAGCGTTTGTGTAGACGCTGTTAGTTACAAAATCTGGCCGTAAAACCTTTGTACGATACTCACGCTCGTACTCACGGATAGCAGCCACCTCTAACGCATGACCACGCCGCGTATAATCGTTGCCGTCCCAATCATTATCTGGTGGTAATGACTTACCCTGTAACAATCGTATTGCAATTGATCCGGTCCATAAGCCTTTACGTAAGTATTTCCAGGCCGGACTGCCTTGTGGTATGTCAAAATTATAAAAAATCATATTAAGTCTTCTAGCTCCTTCTTTATATCAGGCCAATTATACGGGTCAACACGCCTCGCCCATGACCAATTATTAAACTTCTCAAGTGTTGCCTTTTGGAGTGGTTGGTATGGAGCTATAGAGTTGGCTTTTGTTTCAATTGCCGCCCAAAAGCCCTCTAGTAAAAAGATAATATCAGGGCAACCAGTAGGCGTACCAGGACCAGGCCGCGTTTTAATGACGTAACAACCTTTGCTTTTAAGATACTTGATAATTTCGGTTTGCAGTTTACTCTCACTCATCTTCAAGCCCTTTAGCGAGTATTTCAAGCCCCTTCTGGCTCTTAGAAAAGCCTCTTAACCATTGAGTTGTCATCTGCTTATCTTCAGCAATATAAAACCCTAGTTCATCTTTAAAAGCATGAGCCGGAGCTATAGTTACGGTAGGGTCATCAACCACCACATCTTCACCACCAAGTAACTGGATAGCTTTTGGCAGTTTACCGTCAATCTGTTCAAACACAAGCTCAATAGCTCGATACCGGCCTTTTGCTACGTGCTTAAGGAGGTTGGCTACAATCACCGACTTTACTTTAGGGTCATGGTCAACTGGTTTACCCTCTTCCAGTCGTTTCTTGTACAAACGGACCACTCGAATTACATCACGGGGCATACCACGCATTTCACGCAGCGTTTCACGGAGTTTAGCAGTAGCAGGGTCATAATTGCTCGGTTCATCAATTTTAACCTCTTCTGGGGCTTGTATGGCGGTCGCTCCTGGCTCAATTTGTTCAGCGTTTGGATAACGGATATAGAACTTTGGTACTTTAACCTCAATCAAAGTTTCAAGCACGTCGTCTACCCTATCAAAAGCCAGTTTGATTGCAGCAATATCATCACTATCAGCACAAGTTCTAATTAATGAACAGAGGATAACATCATCAACCTCAGCTCCTTTGTCGGCCTCAAGTTTCAGGAACTCACCCCATTCCATGTGTATTATTTCTTCAAATCGTGATTTTAGACTACGTGCCATTACAGTAATTTAAGCAACTCACCCTGCAAATCGTCAACACCGTTCTCATTTACAGTTAACTCAATATCACTATCTTCTTTCTGGAACATACCCCAACGCTGGCTTAATTCCATCAACTCTTCAGGGTTATGATCGCCGTGAACATAGCGAGTAACCAGCTTATTATCTTGCCGGAACGAACGACGCTCGAAGCCCCAAACTTTAGCGGCATGAGATATAGACTTTTTACCGAGTGCAGTATAACTTCTTTCGTCACACCATTTTTGGTAGTCGCGAGTTAGATCCGTAAAGTTAGTGAAGCCCCATATCTCAGTTTGGATTAACTCCTCAAAGTAAGTTTCGGCCGTGTTAACCTCTTCATCATAATCTTCTTTAGCCTTAAGCGTCTTAACACTAAAGTCATAATTGTAGCCGTTGTCTTTGAGCTTGGTGGTTGTTTCAAGTATTTCACCAAGTAGGTCTGATAAGAAATTCTTTTTGCCAAACAACCTTTCATCAAAGGTATTATCTTGTGGGAAGCTGGCTTTAAACGGAATTGTGAACGTCCGGCGGCGTACACCTTGAGTTTTATCGGCGAAGGTTGGAATGTTGTTAGCGTTGAAAATCGTGTGTACGTTACCATCAACATACACACCATCTTGGCTGTTGAATTTGTGAACATTAAACGTACTGTGCTCGGCCAAGTTCTTATAGCCACCAGTGTCTTTAACGTGGCCGTCATTGGACTCAAGACAGACGTTACCGAGCTTACCATTAATCATTGGCGTATCACGCTCGTCTTCAATCTGCTTAACTGTTAGCTGGCTGAACCACCGGTTATGAGTGTATGGAGAATCACTACCAAAAATAGCGTATAAAGCCTTTAGAGTAGTTGACTTACCATTGGCTCCGTTACCCAAGAACCAGAACACACCGAAGGGCTTTTTATACATAAATACCGGTGCTAGTGCTTTAATAATATCGTCAGCTAACTCTTTATCACCAAGCGTAACCTCTTCGAGCCACTTACGGTGTGAGCGGCCCTTACCAGGATTAATAGAAGTGGTGTACACGCAATCTTCTGATGATACCTCTTCGCTAAACTCAAGTTTTTTCATATCCCATACGCGGCCATCTGGCATAGCTATAAAATGAGCGTATTCAGTAAGATCGTCTGAACTGGTGAAGAATAAGTGCTGAAGGTCTTTAATCTGGGTTTGGCGAATACCGGCACCATGAACTTTATAGCAAATACGTGCGAACTCGTCAGAAGATAGTGGCTCCCAGCCAGCTTCCGCGCGGTACAGTACCGCTCCTCTGAATCGAACAATACGATATTTCAGCTTAATTTTTTGAGCTTGGCTCTGCTTAAGCGTCATCTTTTGCTCGGTGGAGGACTTGATTATCTCGTCTTTTTCTGCCATATCGTACCCTAATTCTACCCCTGCTTACAGACTTTTGCACTACGCTATATGTAGCGTTACTTATCAAAATGATACTGGTTTATGTGGCGTGATAGCACGCTTTTTGACCTAGTTTGATACCAACAGTGGGGGCATTTTTGAAGCACGATGGCGTATTGCTTGCCAATTTTATCTTTATTCCAACCTAAGATACCTGGATTGCGTTTTTTACCCAACTCGCCCATCAGTTGTTACCCCCACTTTGACTATTTATTTTACATTATCTTTACGATCGAAGTATTCTTTCAACGCTAGGCGTATCAGTTTACTATTGTCTAGTTCCGGATTGGCTTCAAGCTCCTGCTGGAAGCGTTCAAACAGCGTTTTATCGCCACGTTTGACAAGGTTAGCTCCGATAAACCCCTCTTTTGCTGTACGTACCCTTTTTTTCATTACAAGTCGTCCTCATCAAATGAAGGGACCTCGTTGGCCTCCTCTTTGTTAGTAATGTCTTCAGCACCATCAAGTAATGAATCAGCTCGTTCATCAGCACCCTCTGGTTCAGCCGGATAGTGCCACAAATCACCATAGCTAGTGGTTTTGTACTTGCCGTTTGGTTCTGCAACCAAGTAAGCCTTCTTGCCGATCATCTTATCATTCATCAGCTTAACGGCAACTTTACGAGCTTCAGTAGCGTCGTTAACTTTAGAGAAGAGTTGCTTACCAAGCTCGCGAACTTTATCTTTCTTCTCTTCACCAACATTATGAACAAAGATACCAAGTATTTTGGTGACTGCCATTTTAGCACCACCCTCAGTATGGAAGTAAAGCGTACAGGTTGCGGTTTTTTCATTATCTTTTTCATCAAAGACAGTAACCTCAATCACCGGAGCTTTATCATTGTTCTTGGTTTTTTTCTCGACACTCTTAACTTCACCAATGATAACTTCGTGAGTGCCATACTCGAAGCCCTTATTAGCCTTATACGGCTCGCCTACGTTTTCTAGTATATCGTCAAACATTCCCATTTATTTTTCTCCTTTATAGTATTTATTAATCTTATCATTAACGAGCTTTAAATCGTTCGGAATTGTTTGGTCTTCAAACATATCTCGTGGTGACTTTACGCCGGTACCATCAGTTTTAACCTTAAAGACAAATTCTCCAAGCTCAACTTCTGATTGCAACACAATATTGGTCCAGCCTTCAGGATTGTTATTTTTGCGTGTGGCCTGACCAAGCGTCTTCAATGCTAACGTACTAGCCTCTGGGTCTTCCAGGTGGCCGAAGAGGTAGAAATTCTGATCCGAGTCTTTACTTAAAATAGCCTGGACGATTTTATAAAAGTCTTTGGATATTTTATCGTACACGTTCCACTTGTCTTCTTTGTCATCAGCTCCGAACACTTCTTTGGTGAATAGGTAGTTAACATCATCAATCACCACAATTGGCTTTTTTGATATGTTGACCACTTTAATCACTTCGTTCATTGACCGAACAGGTGTTGCTTTAATCTTGGTCCGGAATGGCAACTCTTTACCAGTTACGGTTACATAAGCAACCTCTTCAGGCTTTAAGTTTGCCAAACTGCTGGACTTGCCGGTGCCTGGATTGCCAAGCACAAATATTAATCTTGCTGCCATTATTTCTTCCTCACTTTTCCATCATTACAAAGTACATACTGTGTTTGCAAAGGTGCAACCCATGTACATTCTTGATTATGTTTATGCTTAAATACTGTTGCCGTACCAACGTATAGCAATACTATGATTGAGATAGCTAATATGATTCTCATTATTTTGCCAACTCAATCTTTTTAGTAACGTATTGTGTCCTGCTAACTTCAACACCGGCTGGTACTTCACCAGTAAGGGTAACGTGCGATTTTACTTTTTCCGTATCAAGTGATTGCTTTTTGAGGTTATCATCAACCTCATCAAGATCGGTTGCTTTATAATTGATACGTTCGGCCAATGTGATGTAGCCACTAACGCCGGTTATCTCTGGGTCAAAAGTTATTTTATCAACGCCGCCATCAATCATGGCTTGCTTCAGAGTTTGCTTGGCTGCTTCGGCTTTTTTCTCAGCACTCTTAAGCTGCATTTCAATTTTTGCATACTTTTTGAGGGCTGCGATTGCCTTCTTGGTGTTTGGGTTTTTAACTAATAATGCTGACTGGTTTGCTGTCATATAATTCTCCTTAATCTAATACTGCGTATAATTCTTCTAAAGTTTGTTCGGTTGTATCAACCTCTTCAACAGGTTTAAGTGGTATTTCTGGTTTGATTACCTCCTCTCTGTTAAGCCGGAACTTCTTATAGTCACCAAGCATTTGTAGTAAGCCACCAGGCGGTATAAGATACCGGCCCTTATACTCAATTGAATTTGTTTCGTTGAACTCAATCAAATATAAAAGAACTGGGTCCATTACAATACACGAACCTTAATTTTATGAATTGTTGAAATAAATTTAACCTTAATTTTTCCCATAGCGTTCCTTTGCTTTAACTCTTTAATACTATCAAAATTCTTAAACTTTGTCAATACTTTTTTGCTTTCTTTGTTCAACTACTGCTTGCGTAACAACTGTAAGATCAAGTGTCAATTTAGCTATTCGCTCTTGCAATTTACGTTGGTGCAACTCAAGCAACTCAGGCGAGCCGTTCAGGTTCACAAACATAGCTTGGTCAGATTCAAACCTATAGTGATTAGCTTCCACCTACTTCTTCGCCCCCTCAATCCACAAAGATAGTCTTAAAATCAGTTGTTGGTATTTATTCATTCTATGTCACTCCCATAATTTCTCATTAAAATCACGCTTCTCTCGTAAACAATTCCAAATATCACGATCAACGGTACCCTTGCCTCTTCGTCGCTCAATTCATAGTCAAAGCCAAAGTACTTGGCCAAGGCTCTTTTTTGGGCTTTGGTGTAGGTTTTCATTAGTGTCGATACCTCGCAAAAGCCTCGTCAGTACAAGGCACTATTTTTCTGATTAGTTCTTCATTATGAACACCTGAACCAGCCCTTAACACGCGTTCGTAACTGGCTTGCAAATGAGTCGTGCCACCTAAATAATCTGAAGGTTCAAGGTTAGCGTCTAGTGAGTGGTATATCTTAAAATCAGCTATCCCACCGCGCAACACAACGTATTTAACCTTTACACTACGGCCGTCTTTTTCAAGGTTACCGCCTTCGTCAACCGACTTAGCATCGTTGAACCAGGGATGTTCAATAAGAGTTTCGCCCCATTGAAATACCGTGTCGTATTCCATCGCCTCAAGTTCCTCAACCGTTAGTGGTTTGGTTGATTCTCGTTTTTTGAATTTGTATTCCATTATGCAACCGCCTTTGCTGTTCCAAAGTCGATATCATCAAGGTTTATTGGTTCGCCAGCTTCATCAACCACGTTTACTTCAGTGCCGTCTAATTCATCGCTAAAACCTTTAAGGACAGCTGTGTTGTTTGGCTTTGGTGCAGCTATAGCCAACTGGCTACCCATACAATGTCGCACTGCCACGCCTTCAAAGATTGTGGCCAACTGGCCGATCAACGGCATTGCTTCAATTGGTAATTCAAACTTCTTTGAGTGCCATTCGTCACTGAAGATTGTATAGCTAGTAATAACTTCGTTGCCTTCGTTCAGCAATGCAATGGTTACATTAACCACTGGTTTACCATCTTCAAGCTTTACTTCAAACGATGTTAGCTGTGCTTTTGTAATATTTATAGTTAGTTTTTTCACTTCAATAACTCCTTATTCTCGTAGATGTTGCCGATGACTTCAAACTTCATACGATCGCCAAACGGTATAATCAAATTGCCATCGAATACCCCTTGCGCTTGTAAATGAAATCCTGCGTCACGCCATACGACAATGAAATCCCCTGATAATATATCGCCCTCGTACACTTCAACACCGTTCTTGTCTTTTAGGCCGGTGTATTGCATGAGTACCGCTTCCTTTTCGGGGTAAAGAATATCAGCACCACTAGTTACATTTATCTGTGCTAATGAACCGTCACTCTTAAATTCAATAGAAGTAATATCAGTTCGCATCAAATTACTAGTTTTATCCCACGCCCTAAACTTAATTACTCTTGCCATCTTCCACCTCCACAAACCCCCGACGTTGGGCGTAAAAAGCCATTGCTACCCTAAGTATTTCAGGCATTTTTGAATCAAGAATAGCTTGCATAATTTTGACCTTACGGCGTTCTGGTGGCCAAAAACGACCATACCATTTATTCGATTTAATTTTCGGCTTCATCTTCTTGCGCCTCCCATAATTTCTCATTAAAATCTTGACCCCCTTAAATTGTTTTTCGTATACCTGAATGGCATATTTATCTATTTCACTATACCCGATGAACTCAACATTACACCGACCAACCGCAGCATCAGTGATTCCAATTTCGAAACCACCAATGCCAGTAAACGTGCTAAATATTTTCATTTTTTATGTTCCATCACCCATTTAATAGCTTCTTCTTCGGTTAACCCAAAAACTACGCCCATTTTCCAAGCTTCATAAACTTGTTCTTGTATTTCAGGCATTTTTGAATCAAGAATAGCTTGCATAATTTTGACCTTACGGCGTTCTGGTGGCCAAAAACGACCATACCATTTATTCGATTTAATTTTCGGCTTCATCTTCTTGCGCCTCCCATAATTTTTCGTTAAAGTCTTTCTTCTCCCTTAAGCAGTACCAAATGTCTCGATCAACCGTACCTTTCACGCTGAACAAATAATATAGACATTTCTTGGTCTGGCCGTGTCGGTGTGTTCGGCCGACTGATTGCTCAAACTCTTGGTAAGAATATGTTGGGCTGAAATATATTGTTACGTTAGCCCATTGTAAGTTCAGGCCGGTGCTGGCGCTCTTATAGTGTGCAACTAGTATCGTATTTGATATGTCGGCATCGCTAGCCGGTAATTTGTCGTGCTTTTCGCCATCGTAGCGCAATATTTTCTTATCAGTCTTGGCCAATAATTTCAAAATGGCTTTGCGTTCTGATATGTAATTGTAAAACACCACAATATTGTCTGAAGTGTCGTTGACGATTGATAACAGGCTATCGAGTCGCCCATTTGTGGTTGACTGGCGCAAAACAGATAATAGTCTTGGTGCGGTGTCCAGCAATTCGCCGGTGCGTGGGTCTTGGCGCGTAATTTTCAACTCGTGGTATAACTTGCTGGCTTTCGGTGCAAGCTTGATCTGCTCCCCTAGCATCAGCCTACTTGGTAATTCGGCTGCTTGGTTACGGTCTAGCTTAAATGCTACTCGGCGCAATTGCCACTCAAGATCTGGGATATTGTTATAGCCTATAATTTCTGGGAATCCCTTAAAGTCCTGAATCCGGCAATATTTATTCTTGAACTCGGTTATGCCGTTGGTAAAGTTAAACAGTTTTGAATACCCAGCAAAATCAATCCAGCCGTTAGGCATCGGCGTGCCGGATAGCCCAATAAACAGGCCACCACTTCGAGTAATTTCATAAATAGCTTTTGACTGTTTAGCCTGTGGGTTTTTGAGCGCGTGGCACTCATCGGCTATCACATCGTAAACATCGCCGCCATTACGCAAGCCGCAAAATTGCCAATGGCGTGGCCGTCTCGTGGCCTTGTCCATCAGTCGCAAGCTTTCATAGCTAATGTAAGTAATATCCGGCATGGCCAAACCAAACCATCGCTGCGCTTCAGCTTCCCAGTCCATAGTGCGTAATTTACTAGCCGGTGCAACAACCAATAATCTCCGGCCG